ATGAAACTAAACGCACGACAGGTCGAGACGGCAAAGCCTGCCGAAAAAGACTACAAGCTGCCAGACGGTAACGGGCTTATTCTGCTGGTGAAAACCAGTGGGGCAAAATACTGGCGCTATCGCTATACCTTCGCCGGTAAAGAAAAGATGCTGGCGCTCGGTGTGTACCCGGCTGTTTCGCTGGCGGCCGCTCGCGAAAAGCGAGACGAGGCCAGGCGGAACGTTGCAGCAGGTGTTGACCCGGTGAAGGTCAAAAGCCATGTTGCAGCTGCGGCAGCAAAGACGATCACGTTTAAAGAGATTGCCGCAGAATGGCACGAATTCAAGAAGCCGCGCTGGTCACCAGGTTATGCTTCTGACATTCTTGAAGCGTTCAACAAAGATATTTTCCCAGCTGTGGGTAAGCTGCCGGTTGCTGAAATCGAACCGGTCCAGATGCTAACGGCACTGCGCAAAATTGAAAACCGCGGCGCAACCGAGAAAGCAGCTAAAACGCGTCGGTGGTGCGGTGAGGTATTCAGCTATGCAGTTGCGACCGGGCGTGCGAAGTATAACCCCGTCAGCGAACTGAACAGCGCAATGGCCGGCCATAAAGGAGAGTCTTTCCCGTTCCTGACGGCGGAAGAACTGCCCGATTTTCTGGCTGTGCTCGAGAATTACAAGGGTAGCCCGCTCCCCCGGTTGGGTCTGCAGATCATGATTCTGGCAGGGCTGCGTACTTACGAACTGCGGCATTCAAAATGGGAATGGGTAGATTTCGAGAATCGGCTGTGGGAGATACCCGCCGAATTTATGAAGATGGACCGCCCGCATCTGGTACCGCTTTCCGATCAGCTTGTCGCCTTGCTGAAAGAATTACATGGCCTGACAGGTCGATACTTGAATATGTTCCCCGGCAGGAATGACCCGTCAAAGGTCATGAGCGAGAACACAATAAATAAGATGATCCACACGCTGGGGTATAAGGGAAGGGTAGTAGGGCATGGCTTCCGGCATACGTTCAGCACCATCCTGAACGATAAAGGTTTCAACTCTGACTGGGTTGAACTCCAGATCGCTCACGTGGACAAGAACAATATACGCGGAGTTTATAACCATGCCCTGTATATGGAAGGGCGTCGGGAAATGATGCAGTGGTATGCGGATTATATTGACCAGTTGCGTTTGATTTAAAGAAACTGTTTTTTCCACTCTTCAACCTCGCCGCGTACCCAGCGGGAGGTTCGGCTCCCGAGCTTCTTAGGCTTCGGAAACTCGTTATTGCTGATGCGCTCGTAAATGCTGGATTTTTTCAGCCCAACAGAGCGCTCAACCTCTTTGATGTTAATCAGGTCAGTGTCAGAAATAACCGGTGTCATGCTAAACCTCTCTTTTTCATGGCATCGAGCAGGATGTCCTGCACTGTTCGTTTCGAGTTGCGCCGTTCCATGACCATTTCGTCCATAGTGTCGGCGGCGATAATGTGGTGAATGAACACCGGGCGGTTGTGTCCGGCCTGAATCTGCCGGGTTGGCCCGATGCGTTCGATAATTTGCTGGTACTGCTCCAGATCCCACCAGTGCGAGAAAAACACCAGTATGTTGCCGCCGTCCTGCATATTCAGGCCGTGGCCTGCGCTGGCCGGGTGCGCGAACAGAACCGGTATTTTTCCGACGTTCCAGTCGCGAAGGGTCTGTGGATCCTGGTCGAGGTAGCGACCTCGGGGAAACGCTTTAAGCAGGCGCTCAAGGTCGTGTTTCCAGTGATAGGCCACCAGCACCGGTGCGCCAGCTGCTTCGGTGAGAATACTGTCCAGCGCCTGCAGCTTAGCGTCGTGCAGTTCTGACCAGCTCCCGGCGTCGTCGGTATATACCGCGCCGCTGGCAATTTGCAGGCACTTCACCGTTTTCGCCGCGGCGTTCGGCGCTTCGATGCCTTCACCGTTCAGCTCGAGGAACATTTCCTTTTCCATTTCGCGATACTGCTGGCGGGCCTTCGGCGGCATATCCACGCGGATCACGTTATGGATGGGCTCTTTGATATCGAACCAGTCGGCGGCATCAAGGGAAATAGTCACGTCGGCCAGCGCCCGCTGTATCTCGTCCTGAGAATGGGCGAACGGCTCCAGCTTCGTCCAGCTCTGCCCCGGAAACTGTATTGAGTTGAACCAGCGGGAAGTAAACGCGCCGTAGGTGCGCCCGAGGCGCTGCCCCTGATCCACAAACCACGCCTGCCCCCACAAATCCACCAGGCCGTTAGGCGCTGGCGTACCGGTGAGATTCATCCAGCGCCGGGCGTGCTTATGCGCCACCTTGCCCAGCGCCGCCGCGCGCTTACCGCCACCGCGCAGCCGGAAGGATTTCAGCCGGGTGCTTTCGTCGGGAATGACGGTAGCGAACGGCCAGCGGCCGCCAAGCTCTTCCACCAGCCAGACCAGATTGTCGTAGTTGATGGTAAACACGCTGGCGTTGCTGTTTGCCAGGGCCGCAGCGCGCGCTTTGGCATTACCGACAATCGGCTGCACCTCGATATTGCGCAGATGCCCCCATTTAACCGCTTCATCCGGCCAGGTGCTGGCCGCCACGCGCAGCGGCGCGAGAACCAGCGCGGGCTGTGTCTCCGCTCCTGCCATGAAGAGATCTTCCAGCGTGGTGAGCGTCGCCACGGTTTTACCCATACCCATGCCCGCCCAGATGTTGCAGCGCAGGATGTCGATTTCGTGGTTGATGATGAGGTCTTGATACGGGCGGGGGGTAAACATTTTAGAAGGGGAATTAACTGACACGTTTTTCCTCCCAATATAATCTGCCACCGCTTTGACCTGTATACCGCCCGGTCTGCCCCTTAGCTGTAAACTCCAGTGTGCCAGCGGTAAACAGCATCACCATAGCGCCATCGTACGGGCCGCCGATCAGGCGGAATTTACTGCGTCGTTGGACTTTTCGCACAATATCCCCTCCAGATTTTTGCTATCCAGTACCACCACGGTAAAGCCCAGCGCGCGGAGCCGTTCGTGCTCGCGCAACTGGTCGGCGCGTGGTGGTTTGCCGGGTGCCTTGCATTCAACAAAGACGAGGCGGCCACCAGGTAGCAGGACAATTCGATCCGGTACCGAGCGGCGACCGGGTGACACGAACTTAAAGGCGATCCCGCCAGCCTTTTTTACTTCGGTGACGAGGTGCTTTTCGATAAGGCTTTCACGTTCGTAGGCCATTTACTTCACCTGCTTTTCAGCCCTCAGTACCATCCGGCTACCATCATCAAGACCCCAGCTAATTTCGCCGCCTTCTGCCATTACCAGCTGCCAAACTAACTGCGCGGCTTCGTTCGTTACGTCACGCCCAGGGTCATTGCCAACACGCAAGCGACCGCCGTCAACATCGCGCATTTTTGCCAACATGATCTTTTTGGATAGCGGGGAGAACCCCAGTTGTAGTTTCGCTGTATTACGCATCATTCACCTCCCTACGCTTTTCGCGCATGTTCTGCATCAGGCAAAAATCAGACCGGCGTTCGCTCCAGTCCTGATTCAGTTCGTTACGTGATTCGCGGTTGGCTTTCGCCCAGACCTTCGCCGCCCGGCCATACTCGCCTGATTGCTCAAGGCGCAAAGCCTCCCGCGCAGTCCGGTAATAAAGCGGACTGTCCCGATATTTAAATGACATAGGGGTTACCTCAAGTAAAAAGCCCTGCAAATGCAGGGCTTTTTACTTTTTAGGAAAATGATTGATTAAGATGAAGCGTTCGCTATTTGAGCTTCATTAAATGTGAAACCGGCCTGTTTAAGGCGCTGGATTAAGCGAGGTACAGTTTCCCGAACATGATCATTAAAGTTGAGATAAAGAATACCCGCAGCATCAGAAGGCTGTTCAAGGTGTTGCTTCTGCAAGATGACCACGTTACTGCGGCCGAGTGATGATAACAACATCCCCATTTCTAGAACTACGTTTTGACGAGCCCTGGGCAGGGCTGCTTCTTGACCGTCTCTTTTGGAGTATCCCACATCATCGGGAGTGAGAAGAACAATGCCGAAACGAGTCGCTGTCTGCCCTTGACCAATTTCACGCTCAAGTTCTTCAATTATCGTAAGTCCAGTGCCACCTGTATTCTGCAAAATAAAATGATCAGGTAACCCAAGCTTATGAAGAATGAGCTCAAGCTGCTCTTTTGCTGCATGGTCGTGACCGTGAACGATGAAAATCTTTTTGGCTGGCTCTTGAACCAGGGCTGGCTGAACTCGTTGAGCTGGCGCGTTACCCAAGTGTTCATTAATAATGGCTTCAACTTCTGGTTTTGCCGCTTGTGAGCCTTGAATCAAAATCGTTCCGGTGTGGTAAAGCGTTATGATGGCACCATTACTTAAACGATAACAATCATGACCGGCTTTGTTTTCTTCTCCGGTAACATCAAATCCGGATTCGACTAAAAATTGACGAAAAGTTTCGACAGGGTGTGGGTATTTGAGAGCCATTTCATTGAGATCCTGCATCATTATTTTCCTATAAAATAAGCAATATTTAGCAAAGCAGCAATGACAGCGATCAGCTAATCCTTACGGTAGTGGTACGCCTCGAAGCCGCCAGCATTCAGCGGGATATCTGGCGCCCATTCGGGGTTAGTGGAGAGCAGCGCGGAGAGCGCCGTATCGTTAAAATCGTCAGTGTCCGGCGCTTCAGTGATCACCTCGTCGTGTACCGTCAGCACAATGCTGTAACCGGCATCCTCGATCAGCGGCATGTTTCCGGCCAGAACGTCGCGGGCAGCCGCCTGAGTGACGTTTTCCACCAGCTTTCCGCCGTAGGTTTTGAGCCGCTGCCATTTGCGTGAGTAGGAGTTAACGCCCTGATAGGTGATATTCCCCTTCTCGATGGACGGGGACGGGTAGCACAGTGCGCGCCCGGATGGCAGCTGGATGCGCAGCCATGCGCCATCGCGGCGGACTTTCAGATAACCGCAGTACAGTGTTTTTTGCGGTGTGGCGATGGCTGTGCGGACGGTGCGCTCGAGCTCGTACCAGAAATCGCAGGTTGCCGGGTGGGCTCTGCGCCACAGCCGCTTAAGCGAGTCACACGCGATGAATACACGTTCGGACAGGCCAAAGGTCGACTTACGTTTAACCGATTCGTCGTACCAGCTTTTCGCCTCGCGGATGACATCGCGGGGAATGTTCGGTAGTGCGGCGTTTGCCAGCTCGTCGAGGTCGAGGCCGTAGACCAGAGCGAAGGTCAGGAACGCCGCAACACCACCGCCGAAGCCGAGGCCGAGCTCCATCACCTTGCCGATCTGACGCTGGTATTTATCAACATCGTCCGGCGAGATATTGAATGCACGGGCGTAGGCCAGTTTATACAGGTCCGGCCCGGTCCCCTCGTCGTACTCCCGGAATGCGTCCAGCTTCCACTGCTCGCCGGCAAGCCAGGCAAGTTTTCGCCCCTCGATATTCGACAAGTCGCTAACCACCAGCTTTTTGCCTGCTGGGGCCATGATGCAGCCGCGCAGCGCCGAGCTGGTCAGCTCCATGATGTTATCGAACAGCAGATCAGCGCATCCGGCTTTCAGCGCCTCGATGCCCTCGTCTATCTGGTCCTGCTCAAGCGAAGGGCGGGGCAGGTTCTGGGGCTGGAATAATCGCCCGGCCCAGCGCCCGGTTCGCGATGCGCCGCAGAACTGCAGCGTGCCGCGCAGACGACCGTCGCTGCTTACACCCTTCATCAGCGATTTGTATTTACTGGTGCTGGTGGTGCTGGCCTGCAGGCGGATAGCCAGCAGCTCTTTCACCGCAGACGGCAAATCAGGATCCGCCATACGGCGTTCCAGCGTGCTGCGCTGCATGTCCGGCAGCTCCACACCGTACGATTCAACAATGTGCTTAATCAGCGCATCGCGCTGCGTGGCCGCCTGCACTTCGCCGTCGGTCATTACCTGCGTGCGTTTCGCCAGGCGCTTTTGCTCCTGGTCTACCGCCTCGATCGCCGCCTGCGCGAGCTGCACATCCATGCAGACGCCGCGGTCATTGATCTGCTGGTCACGATGCCATAGCGCCAGCTCTGCACCCTTATAATTCCACTTTGGCAGGCGCTTATGCACTTCGCGCATAGCCTCGATATCAAGGCCAGCGTATGCAACAAAGCGTCGCCATTCTTCCGGGTGGGTTTTGCTGGTGGCCCGGCGCAGTTTGCTGTTCTTTGGTCGTGGCTTACAGAACAGCTGGATCAGCGCTTTACCTTCTTTGTCCTTCGCCTTGTCCTGCGGGACGCCCAGCACCTCGCAGAGCGCACCCAGCGCGCCGGGGAGGCCGTGCGCCAGCGCCTGCACCATCGTGTCGCGCCAGCGCGTTACATCAGGGGCAAGCCGCGGTATTGCATGGCGCAGCACCGTGCGGTCAAAGTGCGAATTGTGGAAATAAAGCATGGTATCGGGGTCGGCGATAGCCGTCTGAAGCCTGCCGGGGATAGGTTCGCCAGCAGTCAGATCCCAGACGCTAACCGGCTCGTCGCCGATGGCCCAGGCGAACAGCATCACCTCGACACCTTCCGCATAAGCGTGCGTGCCGTTCGTGATGGGTATTTCGCAGTAGGTTTCCAGGTCGCCCCAGAGAATGGTTTCAGACATAGATATTCCTCGCGGGTGCTTTGCGAAAAGGGACACTCTTTGCAAAACACCCGGCGCATGGCCGGGTGGGGGAAGGGTTAAACCAGATCGGAAGCGTCTGCGCCTTCGCTGATGTCGTCGAAATCGTCAGTGCTTGCCACACCGCCGCCAGCGAACGCGTCACCATCGCGCAGGAACTGGATGCCACCCAGTGATGCGTTAACGCGTTTGCCGAAGTTGTTGTCCTGCGCCCAGATGTCGATCACCGCGTTGACATAGCAACCGGCGTAAGGACGGCCATCAGCCTGTATGAGTGGAGAACGGTCGCGATCAATGACTGCCGGACGTGCTTTGTTGGCAGCGTTCAGGAAGAAATTGCCCGGGAAGCCTTCGTATTCGGCTTTTTCGTCACCGTCGTGCAGGCAGAGGTTGAGTTTTTTCTCCAGCTGGCCGTAAATGGTTTCCCACTTCTCGCCCCATTTTTCCTTCGCTACCTGTTTCAGCGCTTTGCGGATTTCTTCCAGTTGTGGATGTTTCGGATCCATCAGGAAAACAGCAGAGAAGCGCGGGTCGCCTTCGCCGTTCACGGTTTTTGCTTCGAACAGAGCAGGGAAGGCCAGGCGGACGTTGTTCAGTTTAATTTTCATGGGTATTTCCTTAATCAGATGAGGTCAGCGGCGAGCGCGTCGTCGGACACGTCGTCGAAATCGTTAACAGGGTTGATATTGAGCGCCGGGCGCGGGTCGGATTCGGGGGCGACGGTAGGTTTACCGTCAGCGCGGGTGATCAGCGCTTCGACTTTCGTCCAGCGGCGAGGGCTGGCCTTTTTGATGAGCTTCTCGGCTTTGGTCGGGCTAATCAGCTTAAGGTCGAAAACCTCCTCAGTTTTATATCGGAACTGGTCTTTCAGCAGCGCGCGGGCGGCTTCTTCATCGCTCCAGGCGCGATTACCCTGTTTACCAGTAACCAGCTTAAAGCCCGGTACCGGATGCCCTGCGTTCAGCTCACTGTTCACCCGGTCGCGCACAGCCTTTAGCCACGATTCGATAGCATCGGCCTGGCTGTAGATCTCCGCCAGTTCCTCGATAGTCAGAAGCGGTACACGCGAGCTGGCATCAGCGATAATTTCACCGACCGGTTTCGTCAGGTCTTCGAAATCGCTGGCAGCAGTTTGCATGTGCTGCATTTTCTGAGCAGTGCAGACGGCTTTTGCTTTGCAGAACCGGCACTGTTTTTCGCCGGGGGTGAAGTTTTCCAGCGGCAGGGTTTCGACGCCTTCGCAGTCGGCGATGTTGAACATCACGATCACACTGGCTGCCGCTTCCTGCGCCCGTTCTCCGAACGCCTGGAGCTCTTCCACCGTCAGAGCCCACTCTGAAACGTGGTTAAGCCGCGGCTGGTGGATGAACAGACGCACCGTCTCGAAGTCGTACAGCATGCTGAACTGCTCGAGCGCGCCCAGGGCATACAGCTGCAGCTGCTCGTTCTGCTCAGCATCGACGCGTACACCCTTACCGTATTTCAGGTCGTGGATCTGCAGTTCGTTGCCCGCGATGATTAAGCCGTCGGCGGTGCCGAATGACTCGTCTACGCCTACGATGTGGGAGAAGTCGACACGCTGCTCGACCAGCAGCTCATTGCCCTGCGACAGCGCCCAGACGGTGTCGACGTAACGGCCAACGGCTTCGACCATTTCTTCATCTACCTGCGGGCCAGGATCCGTTTTTGACGGGTGTGCCAGCGGATAGGTGCCGAGGTAAGTTCCGACATCGCAGCCAGGGTAATCTTCGGGGTGTTCAAGCCTGTTACGGAGGACAATCTCTCCCAGCGCGTGGGCTGCGGTACCCTCAAGCGCAAAAGACGTTTCTTTGTCTGGCTGAGTGGCCTCTAGTGCCAGGCTGCCGGGGCAGCGCATCCACCGATGCGCTGAAGACGGGGAAAGTCGTGCATGAACGTCTGGCATGATTAACCCTCCAGCGCTTTTTCAGCCTGAGCGATCACGTCTGCGAGGTTCTCGTCAGCAACTTCGCCGAGTTTTTTGGCACCCTGTTTTTCCAGAATCGCCACCGCTTCGGCACGGTAACCACCTTTCGCCAACTGGAGGATCAATCCTTCGGCCTTTTTACGCAGGGCTGCAAAATCAGAATGGCTGGTATCCGTTTCAGTCTTATCTTTGCTGGCAGCTTCCTGCAGCTGGAGGAACTCCACTTTGTTGATTTCAACAGTCAACCCATCCTCAAGGATTTCATGCAATGCGCCGAGGTCTTCAACGCTGCCAAAAGAATCACTTTCTGGATGTTTCCAGTAGAACGGGCCTTTACGTTCCTGTTTACCCTTGCTACTGGACTTTTTCGGCTTCACTGTGTCACGCTCACCAGGCTTCGCATCGAGCCATGTTTCAGCGTATGCGCGTCGCTCGGCGATAGTCGTCAGGTCATCCCAGTAAGAAATGATGTCGCGCGACAGTTGGAGCAGCACATCTTTATGAACTTCTTTTGCGCGTTTAACGCCCTGCAGGGCGCTGTCCAGAGCGTCGATCTGCACAACGCGCTTATCGCCTTCTGCGTCGCGATAATCAACAACGCGCTGGACCATTGTTTCGCTGAGTTCCTGCGCCTCCGGGTAGAATGCAGCCAGGGCGATAATGTCGCTGAACTCCAGATCGTCCAGCGTAACTTTGCGGATAACGGTATTTTCCGCTTTGGTTTCCGGTACCGTTTCGCGGTATTCCTGAACCTGCGCCACGGTGTCCGGGCGAAGAGCGACGCCAGAGGCCAGGGCAGTGATAAGGCGTTCAAGCAGGGCGTTATGCTGCGTCAGCAGTTGGTTGTTAAGTTCGAGACTGGTTTCTAAGCTCATACTGCGGTCCTCGCTACAAGGAGAATGAAGGTAATAGCCAGGCCGAACGCAGTAGCGAGGGCCAGACCGGTGAAGATGTCGAATTGTTTGCGGCGCCAGCGGAGCACGTCGCGCCCCGTCAGCCGGTGGAGGTGTTCAGGTTTCATCGGTGGTGCTCCTTTTTATGTTGGGGAACGCACTGCACTGAATGCGTTTTCGGACATAAAAAAAGCCCGTCATGGGAGGCGGGCAAAGACTACACACAGCAATGGATGATTCAGGGGGTTGGGGGTTAAACCTCGGCGGCCAGCTCGTCGCGAATATCACCAGCGGCCATCATCAGATCCCAGTCGTTATCTCTTAAGGCATCTTCCGCCACACGCCAGGACACGTTGTAGCGGTTCATCAGAAAGCCGATTAGCTCTTGTTTGCTCATAGGAGTGGCCTCATTCAGTGGATTAGTAAAAGGCCCGAAGCCTTTGATTAATTCACTAACCCGTATTGCCGACATCCTGTCCCGCCACGGTTCCGACGCATGGTTTAGAGTCGCGCCGTTCGACTTGTTGGGATTAAAAATACAAGCAAACCTGTAAATGCGTCAACAGGTATTCTGGTAATAAAATGCATGTTAAACCTAATTACTTGTTTTTACAGGCAATAAAAAAGAGGGCCGAAGCCCTCTCTGTTTGATAGTAAGGATGTGGTTATCTCTTTCTGCGGAATATGCGGTGCTCTACCATGGTCCCTATGATCCTGATTGGTTTTTCCCAAGAGCGACAAATGGGGTAATCGCTGTTTAAGGGCACAAGTTCGAAGTCTTCCTCGCCTTTAGCACCAATCCCTACCGGGCGGTACTTTTTGAATGTTGCTTCATGGCTACCGTTGCATGCTGCAACAAATTCACCAGGAGTAGGGTATACATCAGCGTCAATTATAACGATGTCACCCTCTTTAAATTCCGGTTCCATTGAATCTCCGCGTATACGGAGGGCAAATGAACTCTCTGATAATTCAGCTGTAGTGAGGATATATTCGAAATCACCTTCTTCATGAAGCTGTTCAGCGCTTGTGAAAGCTCCTGCTTGTACATAGCTTAGAATAGGCACTCTTCGGGCTCCGTAGTTGAAATCTGTGACAACATCGCCCCCAAGAAGTAACCACTTAGGATCGCATTCTAGAGCTGACGCTAAAGCAAGAAGGTTACGTGGTTTAAGTGTTTTTCCATTCTCTATAGCTTCAATCGACTGCTGGCTTATGCCCGCTCGTTTAGCAACTTCGACCTGAGTTAAGTTTAGTTCTGTTCTGCGCTTTTTGGCTCTGCTGGCAAGATTCATGATGACTCCTTTTCTGTCATTGATGATTACAGATACATCTGTATTTGACAAACAAGGGTGCCTGTGAGGTAATTACAAGTAAACCTGTAAATACCTGAGGGCTTACACAATGACCAGTTCTACCCTTGCTTCACGCATAAAGGAGCGCCGCAAAGCCTTAGGCATAACCCAAACTTCATTAGCTGAAAGCGTTGGCATGCGCCAGCAGTCTATTCAGTACCTTGAGTCCGGGCGTGCCACTCGTACCAGCTTCATTCTTGAATTGGCAAAAGTTCTGAAATGCGATCCTGACTGGCTATTAAACGGCGAAAATTTAGAACATCAAAAGGCGTAACCCATGCCAGATAAAAAGATTTGGGGGGCAACGCCTGACGAATGGTTCCACTTCGATCTGGTGCTGGGGCGTACTGACCAGCTGCTGCCGGTCGTGTGCAACCCGGGCGCGGCCATTTCCCCCAATAGCAAACTGAAAGCGCTTGGCAAAACGCCGAGCCTGTATAACCGCGACCGCCTGGCTACAGGGATCAAAGACTGGACCGAGTATGTCGTTACTGAGCATGACTTTGCTCGCTGGTCGAATGAATCTGATTACGGCATCTGCGTGCGTACAGGTCATGGCTGGCTGGCGCTGGACTGCGACAGCGAAGACGAAGATATCCAGGCCGATATTCGCAAAACGCTGGTGCAGCTGCTTGGCGAGCTGCCGCCGCGTCGCTGGCGCGCCAACAGCAACAAATGTCTGTACCTGCTGGCCGTTGACGGTGATTTCCGTAAGCGCATCCACCGTCTGGCGGGCGATATGGGGATTATCGAGCTGCTGGCGAACGGGCAGCAGTTCGTTGCCTGCGGTACGCACAGCAGCGGCGCGCGTATTGAATGGGACGGCGGTCTGCCGGGCGAGCCGCCGGCTATTACTGCTGACCAGCTCGAAACGCTGTGGCAGCGCCTGGCGGATCAACTGCCTGTGTCGGTCACCACCGAGGCGGGCAGCATGAAGATGCGCGACCGCTCAACCTTCACGCCCGGCGCCACGGATGATACGGCAGAATACCTCGACGCGAACGGCTGGACGCTGCTTGATGGTGCGAACGGTGAGCGATACATCCGCTGCCCGTTCGAAGACGGCCACAGCACCGGCGGCGACCCGACCAGTACGGTTTACTTCCCGGGTGGTACCGCGGGCTTTGAGCAGGGGCATTTTAAGTGCCTGCACGCCAGCTGCGCGCACCGCGACGACGGCGATTTCCTTAATGCCATCGGGATCCGCAACGACGATTTCGAAGACCTGACCAGCACCGAAGTGGCCGAGCCATTACCGCTGCCGGCGTTCGAGCGTGACAAATGGGGCCGCATCGAGGCCACCATCAGCAACGCGGCCAAAGCCGTTGTGCGTCCTGACTTCGTGGACATCGATATTCGCTTTGATCAGTTCCGCGACGAAATCATGTTCGCCCAGGCTGGCTCCGGCCAGTGGCAGGCGTTCACCGATGCGGACTATGCGCGCCTGCGCATCACGATGGAAAAGCGCGGCTTTAAACCTGTGGGGCGCGAGCTCATTCGCGACGTGGTGCTGCTGGCCGCTGACGAACAGCCTTTCGACTCGGCGACTACCTGGCTGAATGGGCTGGAGTGGGACGGCGTGCCGCGCATCGAAACTTTCTACCATACGCACTTCGGTACCGCCGACACGCCATACACCCGCGCGGTGTCCATGTACATGTGGACGGCGCTGGCGGGCAGGGTGCTGGAGCCCGGCGTTAAAGCCGATATGGTGCCGATCCTCGTCGGTCCTCAGGGCTGCGGTAAGTCCTCTGGTGTAGAGGCCTTATCACCCGACCCGGCATTCTTCACCGAGATCTCATTCGCTGAGAAAGACGACGACCTCGCACGCAAGATGCGCGGGCGACTGGTGGCTGAGATTGGCGAACTGCGTGGCCTCAACACCAAAGAGCTGGAAAGCATCAAGGCATTCGTGACGCGTACGCATGAAAACTGGATCCCTAAATACCGGGAGTTCGTCACGCAGTTCCCGCGTCGCCTGGTCTTCGTCGGTACCACCAACGAGGACGAATTCCTCGCTGACAAGACCGGTAACCGTCGCTGGCTCCCCGTGGAGGTGTCGAAAGTCGACGTGAAAGCGATAAAAACAGACCTCCTTTTGCTATGGGCTGAGGCCCGCGAGACGTTTAAGCGCCTCGGCGGCATCCAGTTCCGCGATGCTGAGCGGCTCGGCGCGAGTGTCCATGAGCAGTACACCATTAAGGACGCGTGGCTTGAAACGGTCGAGAAATGGCTCGACACGCCTGACCTGATGACTAACGACATTCCGCGAAACTGCGAATTTTTACGGGCTAGCGACGTTCTGCGCGATGCGATTGGTTTAAACCCTGAAAAGGTATCAAGACGCGAACAAATGCGAATTAGCGGAGTTTTGCAAAATTGCGGCTATAAGGCCAGCCGCGAAACCATTAATGGTAAGCAACAGCGGGTTTTTGTTAAGCAATAGACAACCTGTAGACAACCTTTAACGATAGGTTGTCTACAAAAACCTTATTGATACTTAAAGGAAAAAACAACCTAGACAACCTAGACAACCTTTTTACTAAGAACCCCATATATATATATAAGTCGATTTGGGGAAAGGTTTAGAAATGGTTGTCTAGGTTGTCACGGGTTGTCTACCTCTGAAATTGAAAATTATTGCGGGTAGCGATATGCAAACACGATTCGGTTCCACCACGGCGATTAACGAGCGCCAGAAGCTCAATAAAATCACTCTCTATGCTCGCGCGTGCGCGCGTTTTGGGGGGTGACCTATGCCAGTTGTCGCGACGTTCAAAACAGACTGGTTCCGGGTGATTAACGACATCACGCGCAGCGGCATTCCCCTGCAGGAGATTGCCAGAGAGCTCGACGTGTCGAAGTCTGCTATCATCGGCTGGAAGCAGGGCGCAGCACCGAACCACCACACAGGCGAAGCGCTGATAGATTTCTGGTGCTACGTCACACAGCGCCCACGCTCCGAACTGCCAGCACAGGTCACATCACGGCGATTCGTTTACGCCTGGCGTTCTAAGCGCCTGGCACCATGAAAACTTGCAAAAACAGGGCGTTCATCGGTTAAAACCGCTATGCAAAAACCGCCCTGTTTTATGCACGATTTATGCAGTCCGTTTTCACCACTTCCAGCCAGTAAACCGCAACAAATAACCGCTTCACGCTGAATCGCTAACGAGTGCCATTTCGCTGGTGCGCGCAACGGATGTTATGGTAAATTCTTGGGGGCTTGATTATAAAATACCGCACTTCCTCTTATGTCTTGTGCTTTTTAGACAACCCTGAAAGCTTTTAGCTTTGGTGATGCAATTTGCTGGGATTTTGGCGGAGAACCACAGGTAAAGAAAAAGGCCACATTAGCGGCCTTTTTCGGAGAAGATGCTCAGTGCGGAATTTCGGAGACTTCTTTAACGTCGGTTTTATTGATCTGCTGTTTGACACCATTCGCGTCTGTATAGCCAAGCAGGCCTGAGTCTGATTCTTTAGGTTTGCCGTCGCTGACAATAGTGCGACCGTCATTGGTGTGTATGGCATAGCTTGTGCGCGTGCAGCCGGTGAGGGCTGAAAGCGCAACTGCCGCTGCGAACACTGAAACAAAAATCTTTTTCAAAGCCAGCTCCTTTTATCCATATCAGTTTTGGTCACTAACCATCTAACTATAGGTCATTTTTTATGTGAAAAGAGGCTTGATGGTGGGCTGTATATCGAGTTAGGCGCGAGGTGCTATGGTCAAAGTGTGGTGTCAGGCGGGGAGGAGGCTTATATGAGATGTAATCCGGCCGATACATATACCAAGATGATTTAAGTATTCCTCTTTGTGAGGTTGGATGTCTAATTTATAAAGGATCTTCTTGAGATCCTTTTTTTCCGCGCGTAATCTCTTGCCCTGTAAACGAAAAAACCACCCTGGCAGGTGGTTTTTCGAAGGTTAGGTAATCCTGGCAGATCCCCTAACCGTGGTAACAGTCTTGTGCGAGACATGTCACCAAATTTGTCCTTTCAGTGTAGCCTCACTAAGGCCGCCACTTCAAGAACTCTTGAGACATCTCTCGCACATCCTGTTTGCCAATGGCCGTTGCCAATGGCGATTAGTCGTGTCTTTCCGGGTTGGACTCAAGTTGATAGTTACCGGATAAGGCGCAGCGGTCGGACTGAACGGGGGGTTCGTGCATACAGTCCATCCTGGAGCGAACTGCCTTCCCGGAACTGAGTGTCAGGCGTGGAATGAGAAACCGCGGCCATAACAGCGGAGTGACACCGGTAAACCGAAAGGCAGGAATGCGGGGGAGCACGAGGGAGCCACCAGGGGGAAACGCCTGGTATCTTTAAGCCGCATCGGGTTTCGCCACCACTGATTTGAGCGTCAGATTCTGTGATGCTTGTCAGGGGGGCGGAGCCTATGGAAAAACGGCTTTGGCGCGGCCTTATGCTTTCTTCGTTAAGTATCTTCCTGGCATCCCCCAGGAAATTTCTGATCCATCCGTAAGCCCGTCCCGCTCGCCGCAGCCGAACGACCGAGCGGAGCGAGTCAGTGAGCGAGGAAGCGGAATATATTCTGTATCACATTTTCTCCTGACGCGTTTTCTTTCACTTTCTGCGCCTGTCTTATGTGGCATTAATGCTATGTGTTACTGCCATGCTACATCTTAAGCCAGTATACACTCCGCTAGTGCTCCGTGACTGGTCCGGCGCTGCGCCCGGAACCCGCCTGTACCGGTTCAGCAGCCGTTCCGGCCTGACTGCAATTTTTTTTTTTCATCCCTGCCCGCTACCCTGTAAACCTTTCTTCTGCGTTGCCGTTAACAGTAGGTAAGCCATGTTTGGTTTTTCTTCCGGAGCCCTGATGACTCTTAGTGATGATGAGCGACACCTGCTTGTGTCCGTTGTTTCGGTCTGGCTACGGCGTGCCGGAGGGGATGCCGGAGCCATGATGCTGGATGCATACCGGCAGATTTTGTCTGAAACCGAACCGGCCGTAAGGACTGTCATGCTCGAATTTCTTGAATCCGTTCGCATTCATTACATTTCGTCCTGAGCATTTTCTGTATTTCTGTCCATACTTAAACGAGGCGGCCGTCACGGACGGTGGTCGTCGTTCCATGATGCTGTTATGGACGAGTGAGAGTAATCTAATCTAACTTGATTGAGTTCCGGGCGTGCCGCCCGGTTTTTTTTGCTGTTTCCCGGTGTCCGTTCCGGGACAGGATGTGCATTTGTAATACCGCGCACGCGCCGGCATCACAAATACCCTGGTCAGGGCTGCGCCCCGACACCCCGCCATCGCCTCACGGCCGCGCACTGAATTGCGCACCCGTTCACCGATTTTCACGCATTTTCCTCGCCTATCTGTGCGTTCAGCATGGCGTAAAGCGCTTCGGCCTGATCGTGCAGGTGCTCACAGCAGCCGGCAGCCTCATCCAGATCCATCTGCTCGAGCCGCTCAAGGAGGAGAAGTGTCTGTGCGCGGATAAATTTGGCCATATTGAGGGCGGCGGATTCCTGTCTGGTCACTGGTGATTTTCCCCGTCTGGTGATGATTTTTGCGTGAAAAGAGCATGGCGTCATTCTGGTGCATAGTCATGCATGCCGTTAAAATTTAACAGGCGCGTTTCTGACGGGTTCCGGGGTGGTTTGTTGTGGTTTTTGTCATGGTTTCGTCAGGAACGCGCTGAACGCGTCTCAGGCGGTGCGGGCAACGTCCATTATGTTAAATAGGCCCTGTTTTTAACAAATCTTCCATTTGGTCGGGATCCCGACCGCGACCCCGTTTCACACTTACAGCTCAATCATCACAGGAGCCACCACAATGGGCCGACCAAAGAAACCTATCGAAGTACCTGGGCAGGAACCTGAAACGGGCGCAGAGCTGATTACAGGTACCACCGGTGAAGCCACAGCACCGGGCCCACAGCGCGCAGAGCCTGAGATTATCCAGCAGCGCGTTGCCAGTCTGCTGGACGTTGCCGCACTTGCTGAGCGCAATACTCTGCTGGGTACCATCAACGAGCAGGGCGCGGCCATCATCGCCCGCTTTGAAACGCTGGGTTACACCGACCTTGCCGACCAGCAGCTCACCGACAATATCGAATTCCTCCAGCTCGTCAAGAAAGCCACCACGGCGGAGCCAGCCGCGCCGCTGGGTTACGTGACGAACGAAGAGGGCAAGCCTCAACCTGTGACGGGTAAGCCCGTTCTGACTGAGCACGGCTGGCACGTTCCGGGCTAAGAGGGGGAATCGTTATGTGTGGAGGTGGAGCGCCAAAGGTCACGCAGACCGACCCGCAGGCCGAAGCGGATGCAGCTGCCGATGCAGCAGCAAAAGCGGCAAACGCAGATGCAGCAGCGCGCAAGAAGCGCAAGAAAGGCTCGTCCCTTCTCGCCAGTGGTGCAGAGGGTGCGGCTGATTCTGGCAGCTCTCTGCTGTCCTCTGGCGCGCAGGCAGCGCAACAGAAAAACACTCTGGGGGCGTAACTGATGGATGAACTCGCCGTTAAGCTGATTAAGCGTTCCGACACGCTGAAAGCCAACCGCCAGCAGCATGAAAGCGTCTGGCGCGAGTGCTATGACTACACCTATCCGCTGCGCGGCGCGGGATTCTCTGACGAAGTGCTCGACGCTCAGAGCGCAAAACACAAGGTGGCGAAGCTACTGGACGGCACCGCCACCGACAGCGCACGCATGCTGGCCTCTGCGCTCATGTCCGGCATGACCCCGGCGAACGCGCAATGGCTGAACCTCGACAGCGAATCTCTGCCGGACGATGCCAAAGCCTGGCTGTCTGAGTGCGCAACGCTGGTCTGGGAAAATATCCATGCGGCAAACTTCGACGCCGAGGGCTACGAGGCGAATCTCGACGTGGTGTGCGCTGGCTGGTTCGTCCTGTACATCGACGAGGACCGCGAAGAGGGCGGCTACACCTTCCAGCAATGGCCGCTGGCGCAGTGCTATGTCACGTCCACCCGCAAGGATGGCATCGTGGACACGATCTACCGCCGCTACCAGCTGACCGCAGAGCAGGCCATCAAGGAATTCGGCGCGGACAAGGTCAGCGAGAAGATCCGCGACGCGGCGAAGAAAAAGCCTGACGATAAATTTGATTTCCTGCACTGCATTTTCCCGCGCGAAACCTACATGGTCGATGCCCGCCTGGCGAAAAACATGCGCTTTGCGTCGTTCAACGTCGACGTGAGCAACAAGCAGGTGGTACGTGAATCCGGCTATCACGAATTCCCGTGCTGCGTGCCGCGCTGGATGAAAATCCCCGGCGGCTCCTACGGCATCGGCCCGGTGTACGACGCGCTGCCGGACTGCAAAGAGCTGAACGAAACCAAGCGCATGGAGAAAGCCGCGCAGGATCTGGCTATCTCCGGCATGTGGATTGCCGAAGACGACGGCGTACTCAACCCGCGTACGGTCAAAGTCGGCCCGCGTCGCATCATCGTGGCGAACAGCGTCGACAGCATGAAACCGTTGCTGACCGGCTCCGATTTCAGCGTGGCATTCACCGCAGAAGAGCGTTTGCAGGCATCAATCCGCAAAATCATGATGGCCGACCAGCTGCAGCCGCAGGACGGTCCAGCCATGACCGCCACCGAAGTGCATGTGCGCGTCGCGCTGATTCGCCAGCTGCTTGGTCCGGTGTATGGCCGGTTCCAGGCGGAATATCTCCAGCTGCTGGTGGTGCGCTGCTTTGGCATTGCTTTCCGCGCTGGCGTCTTCTCCCCGCCACCTGAGAGCCTGCAGAACGCTAATTTCAATGTGCGTTACATCTCACCTCTTGCGCGCGCCCAGAAGCTGGAAGACGTAACGGCAATCGAGCGCTACGGGCAGAACATCATGCAGCTGGCGCAGGCATATCCCGACATTCTGGACAACATGGACAGTGATGAGGCCAGCCGCGTAGTGGGCGAAGCGCTGGGCGTACCGGCGAAGGTCATGCGCTCTTCTGAAGATGTGGCAGATATCCGCGACCAGCGGCAGAAATCCCAGCAGCAGGCCGCTCAGCAGCAGCTCATGATGCAGGCAGGAACCGAGGCGGCAGGAGCAGCAGGGCAGACGGCTGGCGCGGCAATCGGACAACGACTGGCAGGTAACCAATGAGAACCAAAGAGGCCACACCCGCTGATTACAAGCGGATTTTTGAAGAAATGCCAGGCGGTGCGCCTGTGCTGGAAGAACTAACCCAGCGCTTCGGTCGCGAAGCGTACGTGAAAGGCGGTACCGAGGGTGACCGTGAAACCTGTTACCGGGCCGGACAGCGTTCCGTACTCGATTTCATTCTTAGTCAGATCAACAGAGCCGATGGAGTAGAAGATTATGTGGAAGATTAAACACTTATTCATGAACGCTGAGCAGGGCGCAGAACAGCCAGGCGGCGGTAACGGAGGTGGTGAAGATGGCGGCAATAATCCTGGTGCTGGCGAACCTTCTGGTAATTCTCTGCTCAGCACCGGCGCGGGCGAACCGGGTGCTAATGACTGGCTACCTGAGAAATTCCGCGTTATGGGCGAAGACGGAAAACTCAGTATTGAAAGCTCTGCCCGCAAACTGGCGGAAAATTACACTCACCTTGAAAAACGCATGGGGAGCGGCGACGCGCCGCCGAAAACGTCAGATGAGTATGCGCCTAAGGTAGAGGTAGAGGGATTCAACTGGGAAGAATTCAAAGCCGATCCGCGTATGCAGAGCTTCATGAAAACTGCGCATGCCAAAGGCATCACCAACGATCAGATGAGCTTTATCCTGGGTGAATACGCACAGCGCGCTCCTGAGCTGGTAGGCGGTGCAGCTGCGCTGGATTCTGAAGCGGCCACCACACAGCTGCGTGAAGTGTGGAAGACCGACGCGGAGTTTAAGCAAAACATCGGCCTGGCTTTCCGTGCGTTTAATTCGCTGGCTGACGACGCCGACAAAGGCCGCATTGACGAGATCGGCAATAACCCGATGGTTATCCGCATGCTGGCAAAAGTCGGTGCAGAAATGCAGGAAGATGCGCCGGCGGGTGGCGATGTGAACCTCGAAGAGCAGCAGACCATTCGCGATCTGATGAAATCACCTGCGTACATGGACCCCAAAGACCCAGACCATGAGCGCGTATCTGCGAAGGTCAAAGCGTACTACCAGAAGCGATACGGTGATCAAACCGTAGCGTGACATGTCACGACAAATAACTTTAAAGGTGAATAACATGGTATCAACCGCATCTCCAGCACCATCCTGCATGGCTATCGAGCAGGAAATTCAGGCCAAAGGTTTAACCGCGCCGCGCGTTACGCCGCAGCATATTGAGAGCATCATTGATGGTGAATATTACTTCACCGCTGAGAATGGGGTGCTGCACAACATCCACCAGCAAGATGAGTTGACGCGCCTTACCGGCTATCACGATAGTCTTAAAAACCTGACATTCTGCGTACTACATTTAAAAAACGGTTTTACTGTCACTGGTGAAAGTGCTTGCGCCAGCCCTGAGAACTTTGACCCAGAAATCGGCCGCAAGATAGCCCGCGAAAATGCGGTCAATAAAATCTGGATGCTGGAAGGCTACCTGCTGAAACAAAAGCTCAGTGAACAGTGTACCGATGATCGCATGTGCGAAAATTGTTACTCCGGCCAGGGCGTGTGTAAAAACAAATAACTCCTTAGCATATTCACAAAAAAGCCAGCCTAACCCGCTGGCTTTTTCATTTGGTCGGGATTCCGACCGCACACCTCGCTAACAATTTCCCCACAACCAGCCCGGCGGGGACGCCGGATAACTGAATTTTCCCGCAGTGCGTAAGCGCCACGCGCATTGCGTTAATCGGGCCGGGCAACCGACAACCCAGCAGGCGATATTTTCTGGAGTGATTGTTATGTCATTTGATGCCAATAAGAACATGATCACCGCTGCGTTTATCACGCAGTTTCATGATTCTTTCGAAATCGCCGCGCAGCAGAAGGATTCCCGCCTGCAGGCAGCGGTAAACGACCGTGGGATGATCACCGGCGAAGCGTTCACCATCAACGATATGGGCACCATCGAAATGACGCAGATCACCACGCGTTTCGGTGACACTGTATGGGACCTGCCAGAAGCGGGCACCCGTAACGCGTTGATGGCGGACTACGGTGTATTCGTACCAGTTGAAAAACGTGACCTGCGTAAACTGCTGGCCGACCCGCAGGGTCCATATCTGCAGCTCACCCTTGCAGCTTCCAACCGCAAAAAAGACGACGTTATTTATCGCGCGCTTCTCGATACCGTGCTGCGTAAAACGTCCAGCGGTGGCGCATACGCACCGGTGGCGCTGCCAGCATCGCAAAAAATCGTTGCTGGCGGTACGGGTATGACCAAAGCCAAGTTGATCGCCGCGAAAGCGATGTTCCGCCGCAACGAGTGCGACGAACAGAACGGTGAAGAGCTGTATATCACCTACAACGCCGACATGCTGACGCAGATCCTCAGCGATACCACGCTGACTTCTGCCGACTTCATGGCGGTGAAAATGTTGCAGGAAGGCGCAGTGTCTGGTAACTGGCTCGGCTTTAAGTGGCTGGCTTACGAAAAACTGGATTCTGCGACCGCAGGCGATCCGGCCGTGACCACCAAAACCGCCGTCGCATGGTGTAAATCCGCTGTGCATTTCGGTACCGGCGCTGAGTACAACGTCGATATCGGACCACGTCGCGATAAAAACAACACCATTCAGATCTCTGTTGATGCGTCTTATGGTGCTGGCCGCGCCAACGAGAAAAAAGTCGTCGCCATCGATTTTGTTGTTTAAGCCGCTGGTGTGTTTGCCGGGGTATCCCCCCGGCCTTTTTTCATCTGAGGTTCTGCCATGACTTCGAGTGCATCGATCTGTTCAAACGCACTTCTTGCGCTGGGTGCTCACCCGATAAATGATTTCGACGAAGACACGGATCATGCCCGTCTTTGCGCCAACCTTTACCCTACTGTCCGCAATAAATTACTCCGCGCTCACCCGTGGAACTGCGCGATAAAACGCGTTGTGCTCTCACCTGTCAGCGCCGCGCCTGTCTTCGGGTATGGTTATCAGTTTTCTTTGCCTGGCGACCTGATTCGCGTTCTCTCTGTTGGCGAACCACGTGACGATATTGATTACCGGATTGAGGGAAGCCGGCTGCTGGCTAACGTCGATGTGATTCGCCTGCGTTATATTTTCCGTAATGAGGACGAGTCCACATGGGATGCCGCGCTGGTGGATGTTGCTGAAATGACGATGCAGTCCAAGCTGGCGTATGCAGTGACCGGGTCCACCAGCCTACGCGATAGCCTGGCGCAGGAGGCTTCATTTCTGCTGAAACAGGCAAAAGCTATCGACGGGCAGGAAGATCCGCCGGAAGAGCTGGGCGGCTATCCAACTTATGAGTCGAGGTTCTGATATGCGCGCGAACCTCATAAAAACCAATTTTACAGCTGGCGAAGTTTCCCCTCGTCTGATGGGGCGCGTTGATATTGCCCGTTACGCCAACGGCGCGAAGATTATCGAAAACGCGGTTGTGGTTGTGCAGGGCGGAGTTGTCCGCAGACCGGGGACACGCTTTGCAGCGGCTACCAAACACGGCGATAAAAAATCACGTCTTATTCCCTACGTGTTCAACCGATCACAGGCTTACATGCTGGAGTTCGGCGACGGCTACATGCGTATTTATCAGAACGGTAAGCAGCTGGTTAACGGCGACAATACGCCTTATGAAATCGCCAGCCCATACACTGCCGATATGTTGTCTGCCGTTAACTATGTCCAGGGTGCTGACACCATGTTTCTGGTTCATCAGTCTGTGAAGCCTCATCGCCTCCAGCGACGCGGCCAAACCGACTGGGTGCTTGAGCCAGCGCCATTCGTCGTTGAGCCATTCGACGAGGTACGCGATACACCACAGAAATGGTGTAAGCCATCCGTCAAAGAGTTCGTTGGCTCTGAAATTACGCTAACCCTGAGCGATGCCGATCCGGGAACCAACTCAACGCCTCCGTTTACGGGAGCTGGTTGGGTTGCGCAGGACGTGGGCTCATATGTTCGCCTTAATGGTGGTCTGGTACTTATTAAAAGCATCACCAGCGCGCAGGTTGCCGTTGGTGCTATCCGCAGCGACTTAACCGCCACGCAGGCAGCATCACCGGGTTCATGGACGCGTGAGGACACTGTCTGGACTGATGAATTTGGATACCCCGGTGCGGTGACGCTATACCAGCAGCGGCTTGTACTGGCTGGTTCGCCAAAATACCCGCAAACAATCTGGTGGAGTGAGACAGGTGTTTATCTCTCCTTCGAGATTGGTACCGAGGACGATGACGCGATCAGCTTCACGCTGTCTTCTGACCAGCTCAACCCGATTGTGCATCTGGCACAGATGAATACCCTGATTGCGCTGACATACGGCGGCGAGTTTACGATCACCTCCGGCAACGATGCAGCTATTACACCGACCAATATATCGGTGAAAAACCCGAGCCCGTACGGCTGCAACGGGATCCGCCCGGTGCGCGTTGGTACCGAAATCATGTTTGTGCAGCGCGCTGGCCGGAAACTCTACGCGGTAGCGTACGACCCGGACAGCTTTGTTTCCTATTCCGCCAACGATATGACGGTGCTGGCCGAGCACATCACCGCTGGCGGTGTGCTGGATATGGCATACCAGCAGCAGCCGGATGCGTTTATCTGGATGGTCCGGGCTGATGGCGCTGCGGTCACGATGGCTATTGATCGTGGTCAGGATGTAATTGCATGGTCACGTCAGGTAACAGATGGCGCGTTTGAGTCGCTGGCGACCATCCCATCGGAAGCTGACGATGTGGTTTATGCGATCGTCTGTCGCGAGATAAACGGCCAGACCGTACGTTATGTCGAGGTGTTCGACAGCAAACTCTATACGGATTCAGCCGTTACAGGGGCCAGCGGCGGCGATGGTGCTACGACATGGTCTGGGCTTTCGCATCTTGAGGGGCAGACGGTTGATGTGGTGGCCGATGGTGCAGTTATGCCGCAGTACACCGTTTCCTCTGGTCAAATCACCCTGTCACGTAAGGCTAAAAGCGTTGAGATCGGCCTGCACTTCGAAAGCACGATCGAAACGCTATCGCCGGAGGTTTCCACTACCGAAGGTACCACCCAGAACGCGAGAAAACGCACCAGCGAAGTGACGATGCGGTTTCTCGATACTACAGGTGCAGAATGCAACGGCCAGGTTATTCCGTTCCGCCGGTTCGGGCCGAAAATCCTCAACCAGCCAGCCCCATTATTCACCGGCGATCACTACTGGGGAAAACTCGGCTGGGAGCGCGGGGAAGACACTCTGCTTATCCAGCAGCGCCAGCCGCTGCCATTCCATCTTCTTGCAATTATTTTCACATTCACCAGTAACGGGGGCTGACATGGTACGTAACGCAACAGCCGGGGATATCCCGGCGCTGATCGAGCTGGGCGCGCGGATGTATATCGAATCCCGGTACTCGCAAAACTCACCATTCGATGAAGAAAAGTGTGCAGAGCTTGCCCGAAGCGTTATCGCGTCGCCCGCAGGGTGTGTGCTGGTGGCCGAAAAAGAGGGGGTAGTCATCGGCTGGATGGCGGGTGGCGTTGCTGAGCAGTGGTTCAGTCGCCAGCTGATGGCCTTTGAGTATGGACTCTTTGTCGCTCCGGAGCATCGCGGCGGCACTGCGGGCCCGCGTCTCGCTAAAGCTTTTATCACCTGGGCGAAAGAACACGGAGTCGCGCTCATAAACATGGGTATAACCACGGGCGTACATGAAGAACGCACCGGCGAAATGTATTCCCGTCTTGGTCTGAAACGTTCCGGCCTGCTGTATTCAATGGAGGTTTAAAAATGTGTACTGGCGTGGAAATTGCGGCTATTGGCGCATCCGTGCTTGCCGCCGGTGGCGCGGTTTATAGCGGGCAGCAGCAAAAGAAAATGTCCAACTATCAGGCTGCACAGGCGGAAGCTGATGCCGAGGCTGCACAAGCAGCTGCACGGGTGGAAGCCGATCGTATCCGTAAAGCTGGACGGGCACAGGCAGCTGCAGCGCGAGCTTCTCTTGCCGGGTCTGGTGTGGACACAGGGGAAGGCACGGCGCTGCGTATTCAGTCCGATATCGTTGGCGATGCTGAGCAGGATGCTTACCAGACCATTCTGAACGGTACGAACCAGAGCGCCAGACTGAATTCTCAGGCGTCCGCTGACCGTATCTCTGGCCGTAACGCTTCAACATCTGGCTACATCAGCGCGGGTAGCTCTGTGCTTAGCGCGGGCGGTACCGCATATAACGGCTGGAAAAAAGCAGGGAGTAAATAACCGTGAGAATTCCAACGGGTAATTTTGGTAACGTTACGCCGCAGGCGAATCCTACCCGCGTCAGTGTCAGTAATGTCGGGCAAATAGGTAACGCAGTCGCAGGTCTGGGTGCAGCTATAGGTCAGACTGCGGATGAGGTTCAGCGCACGCAGGATAAAGCGGATGTGGCGGCAACCCAGGCTATCCTTACCGATCTTGATGCGAAATCCAGTGACCGTTGGGAAAACCCGGAGACCGGCGCGCTGGTAACCCGGCAGGGGTTCAAGTCTTCCGGCGTTGGTCTGGACATGGATAAGCAGGACTCTTCCGACTATGAAGAGGCCCGTAAACGCGTACCGCAGAGCCAGCTGCAGTATTTTGACGCGCAGTGGAAAGCGGGTCAGATCCGCCGAGCCAGCACTTATAACAGCTTTGAGCGTAGCCAGACAGAACAGGCGCAGCGCCAGCAGCTCGACGCGACAGTTAAATCGTCCGTTGAACAGGAAGCGGGGGCGTTTGACGATCCGCAGGCTGCCGCATTGATTCGCAGCGCCCGGCAGCACTCAATTTCATTGTATGGCCAGGCGCAGGGGTGGTCACAGGAGCAAATAGACCAGGCTGTTTCTGAGGCCAACTTACGCGCTATGGATCAGCGAGCCCAGAACTATGCGGTAACCAATCCTCAGGGCTGGTTAAATGGCGATTTTCCCGTGAAAGACACCGGTGCGCTGGATATGCGCGCCATCGGGATTGTTGAATCCGGAGGTAAGCATTTTAACGCCGACGGCAGTGTGATTACCTCGCCCGCCGGCGCGCAGGGAAAATATCAGCTGATGCCAGATACGGGCAAAGAGCTGGCGGCGAAGCGCGGAGTTGAATATAACCCGGCAGATGAAGAACAAAATGCCCTGCTGGCGAGCGATTACGCAAATCAGCTGTACGGTAAATATGGCTCTGAAATGCTGGCGGGTGCTGCCTATAACTGGGGTATGGGTAACGTTGACAAGCTGCTCGCGAAAACCGGAGACCCACGCAAGGGCGAAATTTCTGAATCTGAGTTTATCAGCAAGCTGCCCTCTGAAACTCGCGGGTGGCTGGCTCGGTACCGTAAAAATAAAACCGGTCTCGATCCTGTGTCGGTTAACAAAATCGATAACATTGCCGAGTCAAAAATCCGCGAGCAGCGTACGGCGCTGCGCGAGCAAATTGACCCGATTCTGAACAATACGATGGTGCAGCTGTACAACGGGGAAGTGCCTGACGCGATGCCCGATAAAGCGTCAATTATGTTTGCGTACGGCGAGCAGGGGGCAAAAGCCGTTAAGCAGCTCGACATCGCGATCAACAATGCCAAAACCTTCCAGGCGATACAGTACGTGTCCCCGGAACAGCAGCAGGCAGAAATCGCAAAGCTAAAACCTCAGGCAAATGACCCTGATTATGCGCTCAAGCTCGATGCGTATGGCAAGCTCGGCGCGCTGGTGCAGAAAAGCAATGAAGCGATACAGGCGCAGCGTGATACCCGTCGTTTTAACGAAGCGCTGTCTATGGGCGAGAAACTTGACCCTACCAACAAATCCATGCAAAAAGCCGCCGACGCCACGCCAACGGCGCAAAACTTCCGGATTAACGACGCCACCACCCATGACGGGGTTGTGCAGCAGGTGGCCCAGACCGGGATCATCCCTTCGCAGGTAACCACCCAGTTATCGGCGATATCCCGCGCGCGCAGTCCTGAGGCGGTCCGTCAGGGAGCAGAGTTATTTAATCGCCTCTATGACACGGATCCCGCGTCTGTTGGCGACATGCCAAAGGATATGCAGGGATTTTATCTCACCGTTAAACAGCTTACCGATTCTGGCATGGCGTCCGAAACCGCTATCGAACAGGCGCAGAATCTGACATACAACCAGACCGATGCACTCAAAGCGCAACTGGCATCAACCCAGAGCACCAAGGAGTACAAAAAAGACCGCGGCAAAGCGATGGATTCTGCGGTGAGCAGCATGTCGGGCTTCTTTAGCTGGGGAAATCCATCTGCCGACGATCAGACGCCGGAGGCCGCACGTTTCCGCAACGATTACCAGTCGCTGTACGACATCAATTACCGCACTACCGGCGGTAATGCGGATGCGGCCAAAAAAATGACCAACCAGCAGATCGCCCGCACGTGGAGTATCAGCGAGGTTAACGGCGACGCAAAACTTATGAAATACGCGCCGGAGGCACTCTATAACTACGGTCCGTCAGGCTGGCAAGCGGCACAGTGGAAAGAAGAAAAAGAAAACCTGATGTACGGCGAGCGCAAGGGCGAGATCACCACCAGCCCAGCGCAGCTTGGGATCACTTCCGGTAACGCGGCACCTGTCACCAGTAAAACGCCGGAGTCGCGTATTGGCGGTGATCTGGAAATTACCCCTGATGTTATGACGGCCCGCAACGGCGATTACGCCATCATGGTGCGAACAAAAGATAAGGATGGTATCGAGGCGGTACAACCGTTCTACGATTCGTACGGCAGGCCGATGCGCTGGAAACCGTCACTGGAAGAGTGGGCGCCATACAAAAAAATGCAGGAAGAGCGCGAAGAACATAATCGCAATGAGCTGCAACGCGGGCAGGATATTCGTGGGTTCAAAGATAAACACCGTGCGCTCGATGAGCAGTACAAGCGCCTGCATAACGAGCGCATGGACAGGGTTAAAAATTACTTTTCGTGGAGCACTGAATAATGCCGGTATACGCCATCCCTGAAGAACTGAATAACGGATTCACTCCGGCGGGTAATGTCCTGGCTGCACCTACCGGATTTGATGTGCCTTTGCCTGAAGGTACCAACCCGGCACCTCAGCAGGATGAGCCGTCTGTGTGGGGCGCTGCATTTCGTCAGAATAACCTGCTTGGCGAAATGTTCCGCCCGGCCAAACAGTTTGAGCCGGTAGAGGGTTATAACCCTTATGCGGATAAAACCGAGCTGCACGGGTACGAACAGTGGGGCTCGGCGTTTGCTGATTCCCGATCGCCGGAGGAGACCGCCTGGCTGAAACAACAGATTGACGGCGAAAACGAGGACCGCAGGGTACTTTCCGAGGCGGGCGGCGAAGGTGTCCTCGCCAGCATTGCAGCCGGAGTGGTAGACCCTGTCACCGTAGCTTCCATGTTTATCCCCGGTGCGCAGGGCGGCGCGGTTGCCCGTATCGCGTCGCAGGCTGCAATCGGTGCAGCTGCAACAGCAGCGAGCGAGGTTGTCCTGAATAACCAGCAGATCACCCGCACATGGGGCGAAAGTGCTTCCCACGTGGCAGCCGGTGCGTTGATGAGCGGTGTATTTGCTGCAGCCGGCGCAGCGCTGTCACCCTCTGTTCGCACTGCTGCCACGCGCGAAGTGGCTGATGCGCTCGATAATATGAGTATCACGTCAGCGACGGACACCGCTGCTGCATCGCTCCCCGAAGGTGGTAGCGTCGGCGCGGCGAGAATCAGTGAGGCAACGCTCGAGGATCTCACTCCGGCAGCTGGCGGTCCGGTCGGTAAACTGGCACGTAAGGCGGGCAGTTATCTGACGCCGTTTACCCGTCTTATGGAGTCACCGTCGAAAACCTCCCGCCGTACGGCGCTGGAGCTGGCGGAGAATAACTACACCCTGCAGGGTAATGCCCGGGGTATCGAGACGCCCGTCGCGGCAGAAACCCGCGTGCGCGGGTGGCGTCGTGAAGAGGCTGCCGTCGTAGTGACGAACAAGCAGGCCTACAGCCAGTACAAAGCGGCTGGCGGTGACCTGAGCTTTTCACAGTTCCGTGAGGAAGTTGGCAACGCCATGCGCAGCGGCGATGTGCATGCTAATCCGGTGGTGCAGGAAGCGGCACAGGCAATGCGCACCGTGGTTAACCGGGTGAAAGTGGCGCAGCAAAAGCTTGGCCTGTTGCCGCCTGACAAGGAACTGAAAGCCATCGGTCAGGAGAGTTATTTCCCGCGCGTGTACAAAGTCGGCAAGATCGTTAACGAGCGCGATAAATTCCGCGACATGCTGGTCGACTGGTGGTCTCGCGGTGAGAAAACCATGTCCCGCGAAGAGGCTGAAATTACGGCTGATGCCACGATCAATAAAATTGTCGGCGCAAAAATACCGCAGGATTTTGCGAACGTCTTTATGGTGAAAGCGGCTGGCAGCACCCGGTCACGTACGCTCAGCGTTCCCGATCGCCTGATGAAAGATTATCTGGAGAGCGACGCCAATTATGTGCTGCAGCGTCATATCCGCGAGGCGTCAGCAGAGGTTGAGCTGACGCGCGCATTCGGTAACAAATCGCTGGAAAAACAGCTCAAGGATATTCAGGACGAATACGATGCGCTGATGCGTCAGAATCCCAAAGACCAGGCTAAGCTGGCGAAAGCCCGCGATAACGATATCCGCGACATCACAGCGCTGCGCGACCGTCTGGCGGGTACCTACGGCATGCCGGACGATCCATCATCATTTTTCGTACGCGCCGGTGCGTTCCTTCGCAGCGCTAACTTTGTCACCAAGCTGGGCGGTATGACCGTTTCCGCTATTCCTGATCTCGCCCGCGGTGTGATGGTTAACGGGTTTGGCAATACCATGCGCGGCTACTCTGCGCTGATAACCCGGTCGCCAGCATTCAAGGCCAGCCGGGCCGAACAGTTAAAAATGGCCGTCGGGCTGGAAACCATCCTGCATACCCGTGCGCGTACGATGGGTGACCTGGTAGACAGTTCCGCCCGCACTACAGCGGTAGAAGCGGGCATGGAGCGCGTCACCGATGCGTTCGGCAAGCTCACGCTGATGGGCCACTTCGACGATATGAACAAATCGGTAAACGGCATGATCACCTCTGACGGAATTCTGTCCGGTACGTTCGCTGGCCGCCGCCTTGCCAAGCTCGGCATTAACGACAATATGGCCGCGCGTATCCGCAGCGAATTCGAAAAGCACGGCGAGGTAATCAATGGCTGGCATATCGGCAATTTTGAAAAATGGGACGATCAGCATGTGGCTGGTGTCTTCCAGTCGGCGGTGCTCAAAGACGTTAACAATACCGTTATCACACCGGGGATCGGCGATACACCACTGTGGGCCAGCACGCCGCTGGGTAAAACTATCTTCCAGTTTAAATCGTTCGCTACTGCGTCCTACAACCGTGCAACGCTGGGCGGCCTGCAGGAGGGAACCGGTCAGTTTTATTACGGTACCGCTTTCCAGATTGGCCTCGGCGCACTGACGTACGCGCTGAAACAGTCTGCAAACGGTAAAGAGGTTGACTGGTCGCCTCAGAAACTCGTCATTGAAGGTGTCGACCGTTCCGGTATTCTCGGCCCTCTGATGGAATATAACAATATGGCGGAAAAGGCATCCGGCGGAATGGTGGGGCTGGGCGCATTGCTCGGTACCGGCACACAGTCACGTTATGCCAGCCGTGGCTTTATCGGCTCTGCGCTGGGGCCGACGTTTGGCCTGCTCGATACCATTACCGACGTGACCGCTGGTGTGCTCAATGGTGATGCAGGTGACCGGGTGCTGCACAACGTGCGTACGCTGCTACCGGGAAACAATCTTTTCTGGATTGCGCCGCTGATAAATCAGGTTGACCCTGGCATGCGGTAATCGGTCAGGATTCCGACCTCTGGACTGTTCCATCATAGCCCTGTATTCACTACGGGGCTTTTTTATGCATCAGGATTACAAAACACGCCTTACCGCACTGAGTGATAAACTCACCGACGTGGTGCTCGAAGAAGCCGATCCGGAAAACTGGCCGGGGGCGGGGAAGAAACCGAGCGAACTGACCAAGGATGAACGCGGTGATCGCTACTGGGATAAGAAGAATGCAGCCGCATCGCTGACGCTGCTGATTAAGGTTCACTCCCTGATTGGCATGCAAACGCGCGGCGGTACGCCATCCGATAATCCTGGTCAGAATGATGAAGCCTTTGCGCTGGGCCAGCAGGTTTCAAAAGCTGAGCGAGAGGCGGTCGCCATTATTGAGCGCCTGCAGAAAGGGAAAAAATGATTTCGTTCCTCGCCTTCTTTTTAATGTGGGCGGAGCGAATGAACTGGGACGTTCCGGACTGCCACTATCAGGCCTGCCACTGGCTGGAGCATCGCGGAAACCTCGCGGTGCTTCGCTGTTTCCGTGGTTTCGGTAAATCAACGATCCTTGCGGTCTATAATGCCTGGCGATACTACTGCGATCGTCAGTACCGCATTCTGCATCAGTCTGAATCAGACGGAACCGCGTATAAAACCAGCCGTGACACTCAGAACGTCCTGCGTAACCATCCGCTGACCAAAGGTATGCTTCCTGACGGGCAGGGAACCGTTGAGCAATGGTGGGTTAATGGTGCGCTGGATTTACGTAACGGCAGCATGTACGCAAAAGGCATCCTGTCTAACGTAACCTCAGCGCGCGCCAACGAATGCCAGAACGATGACGTTGAAGTGCCCCGCAATATCCAGACGCCGGAAGCGCGTGAAAAGTTGCGCTATCGCCTGGGTGAGCAAACGCACATCCTGATCCCCGGCGGGCGCAAACTCTACATTGGTACGCCACACACGCATGACAGCCTTTACGATGAGGTGGAGTCTATGGGCGCTGACTGTCTTACCATCCGGCTGTTCGATAAAGAAAAACGCATCGAGGCAAAAGACGCAACGCAGCTGCGCTACGAGTTATCTTTCCGGCCGGAATATGTCTTTGCGGGCATCCACAAGGCGGCGCGGCTGTTGGTCGAAAACGTGGATTATAAGCTGACCGCCGACGGCGTTGAGTTTGCGGACGCACCGGACACGGTTATCGATTTTTATGCAGACTGCGCCTGGCCTGAACGGTTCACCCGTGAAGAAATGGAGAACCGCCGTAAAGAAACACGCACGATTAACGAGTGGGATAGCCAGTATCAGCTGCACAGTAAACCCGTCGGAGACGTTCGCCTCGACCCTGACCGCATCCGGGAATACAACATTCATCCACAAATTCGCTATGCGAACCGTACGGCTTCGCTCTGGCTTGGCAACGTGCAAATAGTTGGTGCTGTCGCCTGGTGGGATGTGGCCACTGGCAAGGTTAAGGCTGACGCCTCGGCGTTCTCTCTGATGCTGACGGATGCCAGGGGGCATCTGTACTGGCATATCTGCCAGGAACTCACCGGCGAGCTGGCGGAGTTTGACGATAACGACAAAATCACCGGCGGGCAGGTAGCGCAGATCAAAGAGCTGGTGCTCAAATATCAGATCCCGGTAGTGTGCGTTGAGGTAAACGGGCCGGGGAGTTTCGCGGGTAAATTACTGCGTCAGGCGCTCAAGGGGACGGGCTGCGGCGTCCGGGAAGAGTTCAGTATCACCAACAAGCAGAAACGCATCCTTGATGCGTTTGAAGCGCCGCTGTCCTCGCGATTCCTGTGGGCGCATACTGACGTGCTCGACGGCCCTGTGTACGACCAGATGCGTGACTTTAACCCGGCGCTGACCAACCAGCCGGACGACTTTATAGACTCTGGCGCGGGAGCAATAAGTCAGACCCCTGTACGCATCGGGAAAGTGGTCGGGATTCCGACCGGGCATGCGCGCGAAGATTGGCAGTTAAGTGACGGAGATCATCTGGTCGACGTCGATTACTAACTTGCCAGAGGTTTCGCATCATGTCGGTACCGAACCAGACTCCATATATAATTTATAACGCCAACGGCCTGACCACCGTTTTTCCCTTCGAGTTCTATATCATCAACTCCGGTGATATTCAGGTCACAATTAACGGCACTGTTATTACTAGCGGGTACACGGTTTCCGGGGTAGGGAATATCGGCGGCGGGGATGTGATTTTTATCACCCCGCCAGCCAGCGGATCGGTTGTGATGCTGGAGAGGGTAGTGCCAACGTACAGGCTGACCGATTATCAGGATAACGGCGACCTCCTGGCCGACACGGTTAATAAGGATTTTGACCGCCTCTGGATGGCGATACAGCGTTACGGTATACATCTCGGTCTGGCACTTCGCCGCCCGCTGTTCGGTGGTCCCTTTGATGCGGAGGGTTATCGTATTGAGAAACTGGCAGATCCGGTAAATGCGCAGGACGCAGTGACTAAAAAGTATTTAGAAAGCGTATCTTTAGCCCAGGTGCTTCGCGTTCCAGAGGCATCAGTTGGGTTAGTACCTTCGCTGGATCTGCGTCGCAACAAACTGCTGGCATTCAATAACTCAGGTGATCCTATTCCGGTGTTGCCAGAATCAGGGTCTGCCTCAGATGTTTTGATTGAGCTGGCAAAACCTACCGGATCCTCTCTCATTGGTTATAAGTATCCATCAACAGGCAGTGTCTCAAGAACCGTGCAGGACAAGCTTGATGATTTCGTTTTTCTGGAAGATTTTGGCGGTAAAGCAAACGATATTAATGTGGATAACAGCCTGGCATTCATCAGGGCGTTTGCCGAGTCGCCACGAGTTAGACTCAGAACCCCCGGTGTATATTATATGAAAACCCGTGATGTTGTTCTTCCTGCTAACTGGCATGTAGAAGGTTCTGGTTTTAACACAGAACTTAAGTACCCAGGAACAGATACAACATTTACTATATTTACCGCCAATGGTACAGGCCCAGAAGATGCGAACCAAATCCAAGGTGGTGTGTTCAGGAATATTGTAATTTCTGCTGATGTATCTTTAGCAAGTGCCTTTGTTTTCCGTCATTTAAAACATGCTTTATGGGACAGATGCTTCTTTTACAACGCTGGAACAATAATGGATAATTTCCATTACATTGATTATATTTTTTGCCAACGATGGGGTAGCCCTTTCTATGGTGCTGCAACTTTAAATACAGAGAAACATCTTAGTGAGATGCCACGCTGGTTAAACTGTTTTTCATCCAGCTCTCCTATTGATCTTATTGATACAACAGACTCGGTTCTCGCAAATAGTATCTTCTATGGCGGTGAATTTGTTGTGCGGCAGCGATACACTGCACCGGGGTTATTGCCTGGGGATAAGACCTACGGCTTCCCTATTCATATCAATCATTGTGTTATGGATGCCGTTCGTGGCTCTGCATTGGATCTTGATAGGCTCGCTTATTTCACTATTACTGGAAATCTAATCTCTGCTGGTAGGGACTTGGAAAAAGACGGAGTGTTAATCACTAACAGCGTATCCGGAACATTCTCAGACAATGTAATTACTTATTCTGGTGCGTTTGGTCTAAGAGCAGCGAATCTTTATCAATGTAATTTTGGAGGTAACATACTTAATGGAAATAAAACAGGAGGCATGTCCCTAAGTAACAGCAAGCAGTGCACTGTCTCTGGCGGCACCATGGGGACGTCGTACTCTTATGGGGGTTACTACGTGCAGCCAGTTGGCTTCACTGATCCAGCAAATAACTGCACCGATATTACTCTGATGGGAATTCAGCTTGATGATGACCTTTCTGTAAAAATAAGTATTGATACAAACCCAGCATCAAGAAACAGAATACTTGCATGTAGAGGAGTTCCAGACACATTTTATAGCGGACCAACCTCAGCCAGACCATCCCCTGTCGGAATGGGGTTTACCTATTTTGATACCACGTTAGGACTTCAAATCCAATGGAACGCCACTGCGGGAAAATGGCAAAGATCTGATGGTACTATCGTGTGAAAATTAGCGGGTGAATCTCACCCGCATTATCTAGCTATTGGCAGGAGTAAGTAATGTTTTTATTGTATATGAAAATACTCTTATCTCCCGTCTTTATAACTTTAACCGGATTTCCCACTTCTTTTAAGGCAATGTCTCTCATCTGATCATCATCAATAATGATGAAGTTGCCACCAGTACTATACCAGTCATTCTTCGAAAGCCACTTGTTACATGCAAAGATATTAAGAACTCTGTTAACATCTAACGGAGCAACTTTCAAATCTCCATCAATACTAAGAGAAGAAGCAAACCAGAAGGATCCATAACCATCTTTAAGTCCATTTTCTCGCAATGTGGTTTTTAATTTATTCAAAATATCATTTGAATGGTCCGTTCTTTGTGAGAATCCAGAACCATAAGCAAGGAAAACGACCAAGAACACGGCCAGAATGTAGTATATTAATCCATTTGTAGTTTTGGCTCTTCCAATTATAATTGGAGCAAAAATAAAGAAAGGAACAAGATAGCGAATGCTCCAAACATCAATTGGTCTATTACTTAACACAAAGGCAGGTATCATAATAAGGCATGCTACACAAAGAGACATGTCAACAATAGATATCTTATATGATATTCTTAATGCTTTATAGGTATGTGTGCAGAATAATGCAAAGACAATAAGAAGTATTACTGACTTAATCGCTTCAGGTTCCGAAGGGCTTTTACCAAAGAAGAATGACCCAGTGTAACGTAGCATCCCTTCTGTGAATAAGTATAAATTTTTCCCTATCAAATCAAAATCTATAAACTGTGGCGATGGTATCCCAGGCAGTATGAATAATCCGCTTATCGAAGCATAATACTGCATAGCTTTGGCAAGTGCGTAAGCTATCAATACAGCCATAACCACATATAAGTTGTATAGCGATTTGTTTTTTACGCAGAAAAATAAACCTGATAGGAATAATGGTGCTATCAAAATGTAGTTTGAAATGTCATCGCTGAAACATGTTAAAGTTGCAAGTAGGATGAAAGCTACAAGATATTTAAGTTCTTTTTTATTGGTGTATTTTTCAATGAGTATATATGAAATTAACGTGTAAACGTAAGTTCCTATATGAATAACTGGGATAAGGGTGTTAAGAGAAGCAAATGCAGAGGGTATACCAATACTAAAAATTAATGCCCAAACAGAGCCAAGTTTCTCACGCGAAAGATAAAACGCGATTAAAACAAGACAGGAGTACATTAGCGCTGGGATTATATAAGCTTGATGTGAGCTATAACCAGTTAACTTGGTCGCTAATGCGTACCAAATGACCTCCGTAAAGTAAAATGAAACGGTGGATAGGTACCATCCAGCAAGGCCAAGGTTCCCCGATGCTACGTCTTTACCTTCTAACATTACAGAGACCGCGTCAGAACTAGGAAGTATATTCCGTGACAAAGTCGCATAAAATATTGTCAGCACAATTAATGCGATAAAGTAAATCAAATGTCGCTTGCAAAATATAAACTTCATTTTTTACCCTTTATTAAATATTTAGGTCGTTGCTTAGATTCTATGTATATACGTCCAATATATTCACCTAGTACCCCAATCCCAATAAGCTGGATGCCCCCGAGAAAAAGAACAGATACCAGAAGAGACGGATAGCCACGCACTGGGTTGCCAAACGCAATGGTGTCAATGATCATCCATGTCCCGTAAAGAAAGGCTAAGCCAGCAACTAACAGGCCGATATATGTCCATATACGAAGCGGGAATGTTGAGAAGCTGGTAATCCCTTCAAGAGCAAGATTCCACAGCTTCCATCCGTTGAATTTCGTGTTGCCTGCAACCCTTTCCGCCCGGGCATACTCAACGACATCGGTGCTTCCTCCTACCCAACTCAATACACCCTTCATGAACAGGTTGCGCTCAGGCATGAGCTTGATGTTTTCCACTACTTCACGAGACATCAGGCGGAAATCGCCAACGTTTTCCTCAATCTGCGGATTGCTTATTTTGTTATGCAGCTTATAGAACCATTCAGCCGTCTTGCGCTTAAGCCTGCCATCTGTGGAGCGATCTGTTCTTTTAGCCAGAACCATATCCGCACCGGCAACCCACTTATTGATAAGATGAGGAATTACCTCGATAGGGTCTTGCAGGTCCACGTCAATCGGTATAATCGCATCGCCGGTTGCATGGTCTAGCCCGGCGAATAGCGCAGGCTCTTTGCCGAAATTGCGCGTGAATGATAGCGGCTTGACGAGAGGGTCTGATATCGCAATTGAGTTTATGATCGCTTCCGTTGCGTCCTTGCTTCCGTCATTGATGAATACTATCTCTACTTCGTATTGCTGAAGGTCTTCAAACTCTCTGACGGTTTTGTAAAAAATTGGTATCGCGTCCTCTTCATTGAAGACTGGAACGACAAGAGAAATCTTCATTTTTCTTCCCTAAAGACAATATGTTTAGAATAAAAGAATCCGCAAATCAGGCTTATCAACGAGAATTCAACAAGGGTAATGATAGGTGCGATCTGATAATAGTCAGACAATTTTCCCACAAGAACGCTCATTAGCCCCATAAAGGTGACAAAGAGGAAATACCCCTTCACTTTAGGCTTTGATTTAAAGGTAAACGCGGCATTTGCAAAGAATGAGAATGTCACAGCGGTAGCGAAAGCCAGAAAGTTCGCTGTGGCCTGATTAACAGAGAAAATGTAGACGCCAATAGCGAAGACAAACCAGTGAATGGCGGTGTTTAACACGCCAACAGTCAAATATTTAGAGAATAGCTTAAGCATATGAGTAATTTGCTTGTTTGAGGTTTAGCGGAGTTTACCACTTAAGACTTGGTTGATCATCACTTGCAGTACGGTACTTACTCCATGTAACTGCTCAAATACCATATGGTCGGGATTCCGACCGACTCGCCCGCTTACCCTCAGCCCACTACTATGATTTTCCCCACAGGGGGTGAGGCGTGAGGATGAATAACCTTTCAGACGTAGCGGCGGGGCTGTCCTACGGTACATCTATTGGCAGCTTTGGTTACTGGTTACTGCAGCTACTCGATAAAGTTAGCCCCAGCCAGTGGGCCGCAATCGGTGTTCTTGCCAGTATTCTCTTTGGTCTGCTGACTTATCTGACCAATCTGTATTTCAAAATCAAGGATGATCGGCGTAAGGAGGCGCGGGGCAATGGCTTCCAGCAAGACTAAGCTCAGTGCTGCTGTTCTGGGGCTGGTACTCGCTGGTGCACCAGCAACTGTCATTCTTGACCAGTTCCTGAACGAGAAAGAGGGAAACAGCCTAACCGCGTACAGAGATGGTGGCGGAATCTGGACGATTTGCCGTGGTGCCACGATGGTTGATGGTAAGCCAGTGGTGCAGGGCATGAAGCTGACGCAGGCTAAATGCGATCAGGTAAACGCCATCGAACGCAATAAGGCTCTTGCGTGGGTTGACCGCAATATCAAAGTTCCTCTGACCGAACCGCAGAAAGCCGGTATCGCATCCTTCTGTCCGTACAACATCGGACCCGGCAAATGCTTCCCGTCAACGTTCTATAAGCGAATGAATGCCGGTGACCGAAAAGGTGCATGTGAGGCGATCCGCTGGTGGATCAAAGACGGGGGCCGTGACTGTAGACTGACCAAAGGCCAGAAGAATGGCTGCTATGGTCAGGTTGAGCGCCGGGATCAGGAAAGCGCGTTAGCGTGCTGGGGGATAGACCAGTGACGATAAAAGCAAAGCTGTTAGCGCTGGCCGTTCTGCTGGCGTTTTTTGTCGGTACCTTTTATGTAGGTTACCTCAAAGGGTGGTATGCGCACAGCGAGCACGTTAACAGCCAGGCAAAAGCGAAGCAGAAGAAAGCTGAGAAAGCCGTCGCCATCGGCGAGCAGAAAGCGGCGGCGGCCAGTGCAGAGGGTAAAGTGATTTACCGGACCATTTACCGAGACGTGGTGAAATATGTTAACGACCCGAATCATGTTAAGTGCGATTTTGACGCTCACGCTGTGCAGCTGCGTCAGCGAGCCCTCGACGCGGCCAACTCCATCAGCGGATTTGATGCAGGAGCCGTGCAAGGGAGCGAGTAAAGCTGGAACAGACAGCGACGAAGATCTGCAAGCAGACATCGAAACAGCGGAATGCCTGCGCCAGTTACGGCTGGATAAGTATCGTTGGCAAGCGTGGTACAGGGCTACGGAATAGCGTGTTTTGTTCCTCAATCGGGAGCGAAATTAAAACGGGTACCAATTCGGGTATCTGCCTTTTTTGTGAAAATAAAACACAATAAATACAAATGGTTATTTATTGTGTTTTACTCCTATTATCGGCACCATTAAAATCAAATTGTTACGTAAGATCTTATCATTCTCCCACCAAAAAATTATCTTAATGTAACAGCTGGTGTAAGTAAATTCTATCAACGAAGATCAATCTTATCTACTGACCAAAAAGGCCTGATAGGGCTTCGCTCACTATACATCCTTGGCTGCAGGTTTAGTTGTACACCACTCCTAAATTTAATGTGTTGGCAATGTGTTCAATAAAGCTCGAACAAATTAGCTCATTATGATCGGTTAATACTTCAACTTCTGGTTGCATGATTGTTTGTCCGTAAAAAGATAACGCGCCTGCCGGGTAGTAGCAGGCGCATTACGCAATAGGTAAACAAGGGAGGAAGTTCAGAAATGTAAATCGGGAAGGTTGTACGCAATGTTCATCGTACTACGTTGTTACGGCTTTGCCGCAACAAGCCAGTTGCCTGCCGTGCTCGCAGAATGTCTACAGCCCGGAGATAAGGGGATTGTTCCTGCCAGTTAAATCCCTTCCTGTCGATACGCACCAGTTCGTATTTTTCCACCAGAAAATTCACGGCATCAGCCAGCGTGATTCCGGCATCGATATGTTCCTGTATAACACGTTCCTCACTGAACGGTGTGTCGTTGAGGGTGAGACCATAGTGCTGTTTCAGCAGGCGGGTCAGTAGCATTTGCCAGACAGCGACGGGTGACAGGCAGGGCTTCGCCGCCCGCTGAGTTGTTGCAGGTAAAGTTTTCATGTTTACTCTCGTGAAGGTAATTAACTCTGAGTGGGGTAAATGGCGATGTATACGTAGCCGCAACTGCCAAGAGTATCGGCTTCGCAGGTGAAACCGTTGTGGTACAGGGTGACGCAGTGGGCGTGTTGGGGACTGAGTTCACCGGTGGTTAGCATCGACTCCATATGGCGGATAAAGTGCGGGCATGTTTCATCCAGCTTCCGGCATTCGGTGTCACTGAACCTGCCGGTGATGCTGGCCCTGTCAGCCAGATAGTGCAGTCGGTTACCCTCCTGCACCAGACGGGCTCCCAGGCGCGGCGTGATAGCCCGCTGCAGGCCCCAGTTGATGTGGGTCATGGCGGCTCTCCTTTTATTGTCAGTTCAGGGTAATACTCATCAGGCAGGCATAAGGCCCGTTACGGTCCTGGCGGCGTTCGGCGTATACCGCGAGGACTCCGGCGATATCCGGCACATCCCTGCCGGTGTAATGGCAGACGCTACCGTGCCACTGATATTTTCCACTGCAGTAGCGAAAGATCCGGGACTCAGGATGCTGGCGGTATATCGTCATTGCCCGGCGTTTACTGATAATTTTCATGTCATACCTCACAACAGACCGTGTTCTGCGAACGAATAGATTTGCCTGCCACCGACAATCAGATGGTCAGGGACACGGATATCCACCAGCTGAAGCACCTGAACCAGTCGCTGCGTGAGGGTTTTGTCGGCCTGGCTAGGTGTCGTCTCGCCGGAAGGATGGTTATGCGCGAGTATCACCGCCGCCGCGTTGAAGTGCAGAGCACGTTTGACCACCTCCCGGGGATGCACCTCGGTGCGGTTAATCGTGCCGGTGAAGAGCGTTTCATGGGCAATCAACTGATTCTGGTTGTCCAGATACAACACCCGGAACTCTTCCCGCTCAAGCGCGGCCATATGCAGTCGCAGCCATTCACGTACGGCGTGGGTAGAGGTGAAGGCTACGCCGGGCTCATGCAGGTGGCGGTCCAGAGCCCTGAGCGCCCGCTGAATGAGACGCCGGTCCTGTGGCGTCATCTCGCCGGGTAAAAAGGAAAGCTGTTTCATCTGTTGCTCCTTCGGTCAGTCGATAATACGCAGAATGGCGTGAGCCTCTGGATGTTGCATGGCATACTCCCGCAGGCGGTAATAGTGTGCGGTCATCGCGTCACATTCTGTACGGCAGGCATGGTGGCTATACGCAATCAGGCAGACAGCAATACCTGCTGCTTCTGCACTCATTTGGGCATCGTTACCGTTCAGGCAGTTAAACAGACGCCATGTCTCATCGTTGTCAGGCTCGGGGGACATAAATGCGCCGCCATTGCTGAGGGTGTAGAACGACCAGATACCACTGCTGTAGCCCTCACCGAAGCGGTCCATCCAGGCGAAGATATGCGGCTCCAGGAGTAGCCACTGCGGGATAGCGCCAAAGTACTGTGGCCAGAAATCGATACGCTGTTCATCGGGGACCGGCGTGACGGTCAGTTCAAATTCGGGTTGGTTAGCGGGTGCGAGGTCGTGCTGCGTCTGTGTTGTCATGGGTATGTCTCCGTCAATAAAAACGCCAGCGGCGATGGCTGGCGTATGGGGATATAAAGTGTGTTCGGGGAGGTGAATGCGGGTAAATGCTTCGCGATCAGCGGGTGGCCGTGTCTGTACGGATGCCTGAGGTGCGGATATAGCGGTTAAGACCTTCACCGGCATCCGGCTCAAAGTTCCATGCCCGCCAGACCATCCGGCCTTCAGTATCACGAACCACCAGACGGAAGTGACTGCCCTGGTCGTCTTCGAGTGTGATATTGCTGTACGTGGTAGTGACCGCTTGCGCTTGTCTCCGGGTGAAAGGCCCCGGTGGCAGCAACACGGATTGGGTCATTTTCGGGCTCCTGATAAAAGAAAACCCCGGCAGCCTGCTAGCTGTCGGGGTGGATTTGCTGGGGAAGATACTACTATCAGTCGTTGCTGCAGTCTCCGAGAGTGGACAGAACTTTCTCAGCGTTCTTCCGGTCCGCAGTGAAGGTCCCTGCTTTGTGGTCATTGACGTAGACGTCGAACTGCCCGGACTCAGAGATATTGCTGATGAAGTCAAACCAGGCGTTATCGCCGTTACGCCAGCCCAGGCTGGACGGAATAATGTACTGCTGGTGATCCATCACTACGGTGATAGTAGTGTCGTCATCGTGCGAACTGACCATCTTGTCATCGGCAAGGGTAAGAAAGACTGAATGCTGATAGAAACCATTCTGGTCCGGGTTCCCTGTGCAGTTGATGGTAAACGTCTTTCCGCTGGCTTCGGTCACGCTGTATTCCGTATTGCCCTGACCGTAACCCTGCTGCCAGAACCCCGGGATAGCAGAGGCATTAAAGCTCGCGAGCAGTACACCCGCCAGCATAAACCGACTTAGTGAAAGTATTGTCATTCTTGTCTCCTTTGTCGTTGTTTTATTCCTGGTTCTCAGGGTTTGAGGGTATCAGCAGTCGCCCCATCAGTTTGCCGTCATGGGCGTACTCAAAGTATTTTTCTTTGGTATACGGGTCCGTCACCTCCTGGTATTCCAGTTTGATGTTATCGGCAATACACAGCGCATTCATCAGTGGCTGGACGGTTTTTTCCTGCATATCCACGAGGTAGTAGTAACTGCCACCCTCGCAGCCATCGGGCGACTGGTGGGTACGTAAAACCTGCAAGGTGGGACCGGATAAGTAGTCAACCTGTGACCACTCTTCGCTGACATCATCCTGGTGGCTGACCACATCACTGAAACGCGGTGGGGTGAGGTCCTTAAATTTACTGATGGCCTTCAGGTCATCACTTCTGTCATCGCATGCGATGAGAAACAGAGTGGTGGCAACCAGCGCCAGCAGAGGCAGTGTTTTACGTTTCATTATTTTTTTCCTGAAATCAGACGAACCACTTTGGCAAAGACATAAATGCCCACGAAAATACCCACCGGCACGCCGACGAACGGTGTCAGCGCGACACTGGCAGCACCGGCTGCGCCACCTCCCGTCAGCAGTGCGGCAACAGTGGCAAGGGTCAGGGCCGCGAGACTGTCGGACACCCCGGTTTTGTTCAGAATGATGACGATGACAACAATGGCGATAATGGCAATAACGGGCAT